AACTCGGCGTCGTCGGCGTGCGCGGTGTCGTCGGGCTCGGGCTCGAGCGGCTCGAATGACTCGAGAGATTCGCTCTTGGGCTTACGCCCGCGGCGCTTGGGCTTGGGCGGCTCGAGGGGCTCGGCGGACGCCTCGGCGGGCTCGCCGGCCTGCGGCGGCTCGAGGGGCTCGCCGGGCTCGCCGGGGGCGCCTGGCGCGGCCTCGGGCGCCTCGGGCGCGTCGGGATCGGCCGAGAGATCCACCGCGGCGAACGCGGCGTTTAGTTCGTCTTCCAACTCGAGCGGGAGCACCGTCGCGCCCGTGCGCTTTTCCAGTGAGCGGCGTATCAGCCGCTCGGCCGCCCCGAAATCCTCGGGCAAGATCGCCTCTATCCGCCTTACTCGAGCGGTGGCGATGATCTCGCCGTCGTCGGTGCGCCGCGTGACCTTGGACGTGTCCACTAGGACTAGCAGAGCCCTTAGCCTATTCGGCTCGGTTATCATCGCCGAGGCCAGGGCGTTTAGCCCGTTCTGGTCGCCGGACGGGAGGTTTCCGCCTAGTGCCGTACTAGCCATTTTGATTTCCCCCTGTTTCGATTGGGCGTGCTATTTCATCGGTGGTGAATGGCGCCAATGGCCAGTATTTGGAATATGGCCGGTGCCATCCGGTGACCTGGCGCATTCGGAGTTTCCCGCGGCCTGGCCAGTCTGCGAGTATTGCTATTCCGCCTGCGGTGCGGGCGAGTAGGTAGAGGTCGTTTAGCCATTTGCCGCTTATCGTGGCGTCGCCGGTCTTTACCTGTATGAGTAGGAGTTGGCCGGGTTTTGCGGCCCATAGGTCCGCGGGTCCGTGTGAGCCGCGTGATTCGATTACGCTGTATCCGTCTTTGCGTAGCCGGTCGGCGGTTTTCTTTTCCCGGTAGACGCCTCGGGCGTATTGCGTCATAACCGCCCCCCGATGGCGAGTGATTCCGTAAGCAGCTTCATATATGCGCGCTGAATACGGTCTGATTGCGGCGAGTTATCCGGCAGTACCGCGTTAACGCGGTGATCGCCGTTTGCGGGATGCGTGGCCAGGAATGTATGCACGTCGGGCGCCGCGCCGAACATGAGCGCGCCGCAGGTACATACCGCGCCGGTTTTCATCATCGGGCGGCCTCGGGCGGCGTGAGCGGGCGCATGGTGGTGACCGGGAACTGTATGAGCGGCTCGAGGTCGTGAGCGGCCCGCGGCCGGTGGTGCCCGCGCATGGCCACGTCCCGAGCCGGTATCAGGTCGACGGCGGCCCACTTGATACCGTCCGTGAACCGGACAACGAATATCGCCTGGCAACCGAGGCCGGCCGAGGTGAGGTTGAGCGCGAGCCACTTGCGTACGCTGAATTTGACGGTCGGGAATCGGTCGCTTGCGATTGAGTAGCATTTGATTTCGACTACCGCCAGGATTTTGCCGTCCCGCACCGCAAAGCGGTCTATTGGCGAGTAGCGCCCGAATTCGTGTAGCTCGCATTTCCACGCCGAGGCCAGGGCGTCGGCGACCGCTTGCTCGGCCTCACGGTCGGCGTCGGTCTGGAAACTCATAGCGGCCTACCGCGGGGCGGGATAACCGCGCTCGGCTCGAGCACGGGGCGGGGCGGCTCGAGGTGGCCGGGCTCGGCGGGGTCGCCGAGGCGGGTAAGCATCTGCTTGTTGAGCGCTATGAGGCGCGTGCGGAGTGCCCGCAGGCCGCGCACCTCGGCGAGTATCTCGGCGAGCGTGTCGCCGGTGAATGCGTCGCGGTCGCCGTAGATTAGCCAGAGGTCGGCGCGCCGCTCCATTTCGGCCCATTCCTGGTCATTCATTAGCATTGCTGTTTCCCCTTTCTTCTTTGGCGAGTGCGGTTAGCCGGTCGATGACGTTTGATGCTTCGCCGACCATTAGTTCCCGTGTGCTGCCTATGTCCCGGCCGAGCCAGGCACTCATTACCGCTAGCGCCTCATTGCGGTCGGTTAGGTTGCATTCGCGCAATAGGACGTGGAGGCGGGCTAGCTGTGGTTTGGTGATCGGCTCGAGCGCGGGCGCGATGGGCTCGCCGGGCTCGAGCGTGTCGGCGGCGGCCGGGCTCGAGCCGTGCGACGGCGGGGCGGCCTCGGCGGGCGGGCGAAACAGCGCCTCGGCGGCCCGTGGCGGCCCGCTGTCGGCCTCGGCCTCGGCCGGCGGGTGATCAGCCGCCCATTGATCGATCGGGCCGCCATCGGCCGGGAGCGTGCTAGACCAGTCGGGCGCGTCGTAGGGCGGGCCGCCGGGTACCACGGTCGCCGGGGCGGGCGGCCCGGCCGGGAGCGCGGCCCGCGGGGCGGCGGTGCGGCGCCTGGCGGTGGCGGGCTTGGGCGCCTCGGGCGCGCCGGGCTCGAGCATGGCGGGCGCGGCGCCTAGCTCGCCGAGGTCGCCGTCCACCTCCTCGGCGATCATCGGTAGGCCGAGCATCGCGTCGGCGGCGATCCACCGCGCTACCTCGGCGGTAGCGCGGGCCACAAGCATCGCTTGCGGTTGCCGGCGCCATTGCCCATCGGGCGGGCCAGGGAACACGCCGAGTTTCTTAGCCCGGTCGATAGTCCACGTGGATTCCTGCCATTCGGTGCTACCGGCGCGGCAACCGCGGACCCGAGCGCGGGTTTCGGTCGTTTCGGTAACGACGATTTGGTGCCCGTGGGAGAGCAGCAGAGCCCGCAGGCCCACCGCCCGCAGGGCGGGGGTCTGGCGGATCACGTCGATTACCCGCAATGACGCCATCGGCCGGAAACCCAACTCTTGCCCGGTGAGCAGAGCGGCGGTCACGGTGGCGACGGTCGATTCGAAATCGAGTTGCCGCGGTTGGTTCCCGCTCGCCGGTAGCCACCTGCGGAGCGTGTCCGGAATGAACGCGGTAGGCGCCAGGGACCGTGCGATTCCGGCGGCGGCCTCGGCCTCAACCGCCCACGATTGGAGCGTGGCCAGCTCATGACCTACGCTTGTTTTTGTAACCATGTGATCACCCTCAGTGATGGGTTTTGAGCGTGGTTTAGTACGGGTTGCGGGGCGGGCCAGGGCAGGGTCCGCCCCGGTGTTACCTCGGCGCGGCGGCGGCGGCGATCTGCGCGGGCGGCATGATCGCCTCGCCGATCCACTCGCCGAGGTCGTCGTCGTTGTGGCAGAGGTAGGCCAGGTGCCGGAAGTAGCGCCATACCGCGTCGGTGTTGGCGGTGGGCCGCAGATCCCACCCGTCGCCGCGGACGTGAACCGCCCCCGTGTATTCGACCTTGAGCCAGGACATAGGGCGTTCTTCGCCGGTTTCCGGGTCTATGAATATCTCGGCGTGCTCATAGCCGCAGAGCTGCAATGCGGTTTCGGCGAATATGCCCGAGCGGCTCGTTTTGACGTCGAGTAGCCACCGCCCCGCGGGGATGATCTCACCCGCCCACATAAGCGGCGGTAGGTCGGCGATGATGTCGAGTGTCCCGCAGTAGCGCTCTGTCCGGTTGGCGACGATTAGCTCAACCGCCACGATGACCGGCGTGCATCGGTCGAGGAAATCGCAGTAGCTGTCGACGTGGCCGCGTAGTTCCTCGGGCACGTCCACGGTTTCCCCGGCGATCATCGCGGCGCCGAGCCGGTGAACTTGCGTCCCCCGTTTGGCGGCGGCGTCCTTATCCTCATAGCGGGCGCCGCGCATCTTGGCTAGCCGCTTTGCGGGCGGGAGTTTGGCCAGGGCAGCCCAGTTGTCTAGGGCATAATCGGCGGTTGAGTTGCCCGCCCAGTTGATCAGCCCGTCTTTCGGGGCGTACCCGCATATTTTCGTGACGCCGGGTACTTTCTGCCCGTCGATGCGGTAACCGTGGCCTCGGCCGTAGTTGCGCCGCTTGACGCCGGTCTCGGGCGGGGCGGCCTCGGCGAGCACGTCGGGCGCGCTCATTCGGGCACCTCGGGCGGCTCGGGCTCGAGCGGCTCGGCGTGAGCGCACGCTACGCCGCGGAAATCGGCGAGCGGCGCCAGGCGGGCGCGTTGCTCGGGCCGCAGGGCGGGCGCGGCGGCGAGTAGCCGCCTGATGATCCGGTCGGCCTCGGCGCGCCTGGCGGCCCGCCGCACCTCGGCGATACGCCGGGCGCGGGCCGAGCGGGCGGCGCGGGCGGTCGGCCCGGCGCTCATGATGCGGCCTCGAGCGGGCCGAACAGTTCGGCCATGCTCGTTTCGTAGACCGCGGCTAGCCGCTCGAGGACGCCGAGGCTCGGCACTTTGGTGCCCGCTTCCAGAGCGCGCAGGTAGGGATATGAGATGTCTGCGCGTGCGGCGGCCTCGGTGGCCCGTAGGCCGGCTCTGTGGCGCGCGTCGCGCAATCGTTGATTCAGACTCGTTTGGGCAGACATTTAGCCGCTCCCGTTTGGTTTGGTGCGTGGCGTTGTGTGTGCCCGGTGGTGGTTTAGAGCCGCCCCCCGGCGCGGCCTACGGGATTGCTTAGAGCCGCTCCCGGCGCGGCCTGCGAGGGTTGTTTAGAGCCGCCCCCCGGCGCGGCCTACGGGATAATTTTCCGCCGCTCCCGGCGCGGCGCCTTGCGTCCCCCATATAAGTTGTGCCCCGCGGGGAAGTCTCCCCACGGGGCGCAACTTTCACACCTATCTATTTTCAGAGCACCGCGGCGGCCTCACAGACTAGCCAGGCCAGGCCGAGCAGCGCGCCCGCCATCGCCAGGCCGAGGCCGAGCGCGACCACTACACAGCACGCGCACGACAAGGCGTAATTCATCGCGGTTACCTCCAAGTCACCTCAATAGCGGACGGGTTGAAATGCGCCCCCCGCTTAACCGGCATTATCCGGATACGGCTGATCAGCAGTTGCACGATTGCCCGCCGCCGCGCCATCGATGCGGCGGCCCATACCTCGGCGGCCGGGTTGCCTCGGAACTCGGCGAGCGGGTCGGGCGCGTCGGCGGTGGCCAGTAGCCGGTCGATTTCCTCGAGCCGCTCGGCGATGGCTCGGCGGCCCGCCAACAGGTCGTCGGCGTCCAAGTCGCCGCGCACGTGCATTTGCACTAGCGAACGCTTGCGCTCGGCGAGCTTGCGCGCCTCGGCGCGCAGCTTGGGCGCGTTCACGTGCGCCGCGGTGGCGGGCCGCATCAGGTCGGCGGCGTCGGGCTCGCCGAGGCGGGCGACGACTAGCTGCGCGATGAATTCGTCCACGCCCGCGGGCGGCCCCTCGAGTTGCCCCGCATCGCCGATCACGCGGCCAACGTGCCCGCACTCGGCGCCGATGTAGCGGGGCGCGCCGCGCCTGGCGCTCCCGTTCGCGCGGACGGGCTTACCGCACGTCCCGCACTCGGCGAACACGGACACTAGCCACCGCGGGATATTGCCGGTCACGGTGGTGCGGCGGGAATCGGTGAGAAAGTCGCGTAGCCGCTCCCACCGCTCACGCGGGATGATCGCGGGCCAGGGCGCCGTCAGGTAGCCGCCTATCCCATCGGGCACTAGCCCGGCGATGGCGGGCTTTAGCAGCACCTCACGAATACCGAGCGACGTCCACGCCGTGCCGGTAACGGTCGGCACGGCGGCGGCCCGCAGGCCGGCCGCGATTACCCGCAGGGACAGGCCGCGGTCGAGTAGGTCGGCGGCGGCGGTTGTCAAAACCTCGGCCTCGGCGTCCACGATCAGTAGCGTGCGGTGGTATTTCGCCGACTTGGGGTCGGGGGTGAAACCGTAGGGGCGCCGGCCGCCCCCGTAGGATTGCCCGCGGTAACGGGCTCGGGCGGCGGTTACCCGGCGGGCGGTATCGGCCGAGGACTTATTGGCGACGTTGGCGAGCATCCTGCACATAAACCTTTCATCGGGCGTACCGCCATTGGTGAGGTTGAGCGAACCGGACAGAGACCGGACGTTGGCGCCGGCCATTTCCACGCCGTCTAGCAAATCCTCACCGTCGCGCGGTTGCCGCAACAGGCGGTCTAGGTCTTCCACTAGCACCATGGTCACGCCCGTGCGGGCCGCGGGCTTAATCATCTCGAGCACCTTACGGAAACCGGGGCGCACGGTGCGCAGTGCTATATCCCCGTTGGGAAGCGTGATCTTGCGCCGCTTGAATGCCGAGGCCGGGCGTAGGTTTCCCTCTGCGGCGCCGGGCGCCAGGTCGTTTTCTACGATCACCGCGGCTACCCGCACGCCGAGGCGGGCGGCGTATGCGCGCATGGTTTCCTCTCGGCCGGCTAGCGATTCCTCATGCCGCAGGTCCGACAGCCGCAGGTAGATAACCGCCCATACCTCGAGCGGCTCGAGCCGGGCGGGCGCCTCGGCCACGCCGAGCGCGGCGGCGGCCTCGGCGAGCCCCTCGAGCCCGGCGGCGTGGCGGGTGATGGTTGCGTTGCTCATGTGTTTCCCCTAGCGTGCGTTGCGGGTGGTAGTCAGTGCGCCGGGGGGTGCAGGTGTTATACCCGCCCCCCGGCGCATGTACCGCAGGTCGCAGGGTCGGCAACCCGACCCCCTGACCTGCGGCATCTCTAAGATACCGCGTCCAAATACGGGACCGCACGCTACACCCGGCGTAGGCTACCGCGCATGACTACACCAAAACAGGCGGCCGGGGGGCCATTTAAGGCCCTGGTTTGGCTCGCCGGATACAGCAACGTCGAAACGCTCCGCTACGCCGATCCGGTCGACGCCCTGGCGGCGTGCGTGGATCACCTGCAACGCGGTTACCAGACTCGGCTATCGGACAACGCGGTCGCGTGGTTCCAAGTCCACGAATCGGTCGGCGGCCTGAAGCTGTCCGATGCGAACGGGGCGCGCCGGGCCGCGCCGAGCCGGGTCGCCGAGGTGCCCGCCGAGCGCCTCGGCGCCGAGCGGGAGGCGGTCGCCGAGGTGCCCGCCGGGCGGCCCGCAGAGCCCGCCACAGCGCGCCGGGGGCGCCGGGCCGCGCAACCACCCGCCGAGGCGCCCGAGGCCGCCGAGGCGCACGCCCCGCCGCCGCCCGAGGCCGAGCCCGCGGCAACTGCTCGAGCGGCCCGCCGGGGCGTGCGGGCGGCGGCGGTCGCCGAGCCCGCGGCGCCGAGGCGGCGAGCGGCTCGAGCGCTGCCGGTGATACCCGCCGCGGAATTCCGGGCGCCCGCCGAGGTGCGGGCATGATCGCCGTCGACACGGGGCCGCTCATGCTCATTGTCTCGCCGAGCGGCGCCATACGGACAACCCGCCTGCCGGCGGCCGAGCGGTTTACCGGCGACCCCACGGCCGAGGCCGCGATAAGCGCTCTGCTCGGCGGGGCGCCCCGCGTGATCATCCGGCGGATACCCGCGGCCCGCGGCGGGTCCACGCGCCCGGAAATCGCAATGTGGTGCCTTTACCTGGCGGAACTCGGCGACGGGTTGCCGGTGAACGATCCGGCGTCCATCCTGGCGCGTGCGCTCGGGTGGGAGGGGCCGCCCGACGCGATACGGGGGACGGTGGCTTTCCTCGGCCACGCGGCGGGGCGCCTCGGCGACGTGCGGCCCGAGGTTATCCACCTGGCGGGGCGGCTCATCCTCGGCGAGCCCTGGCCAGACGTGCCCGCCGAGTCCGCTAACAGGCGGGCCGCGCCGCTCGAGGTGCCCGCCGCCCGCCCGCCCGCCGAGGCCGAGACAGGGCCGCTCGAGCGGCTCGAGCCCGAGGCCGGGCGGCCCCGCGGTTGGTTGGGGCGCGCATATGACGCCCTGGCAAGTGATCCGTTGCCGCCGAGGCCGCCCGAGCCGCCCGCCGATCCTGGCGGCGTCCCGGTCGCGTTCGATTAGCCATGCCAGGATTGCCGCCCGAGGCAGAAGAACGGCTCATAGCCGCCGCCGACCTAGTCGGCCGGACGGGGGCGAAACATTTCGAAATCGGTTATCTCCACGATGACGTCCCGGCCGCCGAGGCGGCATGGTTCGCGCACGCTCAGTACCGGGGCGGGCGCATCATCGCGGAGAATCACGCCGATCCGGCCGAGGCCGCCGAGGCACTAGCGAAACGTCTGCTTACCGGGGCGCGGTGCGCGTGCGGCAAACTCGTTTCGCTCGGCGACGACGGGGCGTTCGCATTCACAAAGCCGGTCATGACTGACGGGTCGGAATTCACGGCTGATCAGGCCGCCGCCGCCGGGCTCTGCCGGTGGCGCCGGGATCATGCCCGGTGGATATCGGAATGCGGCCGAGGCCGGGCAAAGCCGCGGTAGTTAAGGGGGTTGCCGCGGGAGCGGGCCGCCGCCCAGGTCCGGGCGGCGGCCCGTTTCGCCGTTTAGCTGACTAGCGCGGCAATAGCGCCGTTGCTTACCTGCCCTTGATTGGCCGTCCCGTTCCAAGTAGCGGCAACCGCGACCGTGTGCTGCCCGGCCGCCAGGCCCGTAAAACTCCACGGGCCGCCGAGCGCGCCCGCTTGCCCCTGTCCGGAATTAGCCCCGATCAGCGCGTAAACGGGAATGTTCGGGCCGGACTGCAAAACGCCGTCAAGCATCACGCTCACTTGGAGTAGCGCGTTTACCGCGGTGTTCCCCGCAAGGATCTTGGCCCAGACCGAGCCGATCACGGTAACGACGGCGGCCGGCCCGGCGACGGTAAAGGTTACGGTGGCTACTGCGGTCCAAGCGGAGACGGCAACCCATGCGTAGGGCGCGCCGCCCACCGCGAACGCAGGGACCGCGGTCGGCCCCGTGGCGCCGGGCGGTCCCTGCGGCCCCGTGGCGCCCGCCGGTCCCGTGGCGCCGGGTACGCCCTGCGCGCCATCGGCGCCAGGCGGCCCGGCCGGGCCCGCCGGTCCCTGCGGCCCGGTCCCGCCCGGTCCCTGCGGCCCATCGGCGCCGGGCGGTCCCTGCGGCCCCGTAGGGCCAGGCGGTCCCTGCGGCCCGGTCCCGCCCGGTCCCTCTGGCCCGGTATCACCCGCCGGTCCCTGCGGCCCGGCCGGCCCCGCGGCGCCGGGATCACCCGCCGGTCCCTGCGGCCCCGCGGCCCCATCGGCGCCAGGCGGCCCCTGCGGCCCCGTAGGGCCAGGCGGGCCGACAGAGCCCGTATCCTGCGGCCTCGGCGTGAGCGTGAACTCTGCGGCGCTCTGCGCGCCCGCCGGGACTAGCACCGTCCCGAGCCGGATACCCGCCGAGCGGCTCGAGCCCGCCGGGAGGATTTGCAGGAACCATTGGCCGGTTTCGACGTCGCCGATCACCGCCCATACCTCATCCGTGCGGTCCGCGGCGTCCGCGGGCGCCTCGGCGATCGTGAGCGGGCCGGGCGGGTAGATCACGCAGAGCGTCCCGTCGCCGGCGGGCGCGACCGCAATCCACGCCCCGCTAACGATCACCTCGAGCCCGGCGCCCGCCGTGAATACCGCGGGCGCGGCGATGCCCGGAACGTTGCCGGCCATGCCGGTGATAACCATTCGGTCGGTGTGCGCCGTGTAGTGCCCCGCCTGGCCGTAGCTGAGGATTCCGCCCGGCGTGGTCATGGTGAAATCTGCCCGCTCGGGTCGGCGCCCCCGTGCCGGGAAAATGTGTTATTCCACGTCTCGAGCGTGCCCCCGGCCGAGCCGGCGTTACTGCGCAGACACAGGATGTCGGCGACCGCCGGGTTAAACGTGGCGTTGGTAGTCACGCCGACGCCCTGTATTCCGACCTGCGGCATTGACTGGTGGGCCACAAGCGCCCTGATTGACATTGCGACGGTATTTCCCCAATGGTCGACTTGGACATGAGCGTCAATGTCGTAGTTGTACGGGGTATGGGCCGCCCACCCGCCATGATCCAGCGTCACCCGGCAATAGGTACCGAGGCCGTTAACGTCAAACCACATGTTCGCGGCCGGGCTCGGGCTTAGCCCGGCGCCTGCGCTGTGGAGGTGGTAATGCGTGAACGGGACCGCGTCGCCGGCCGGGATAGTCCATATCGGGCCGACATTGACGCCCGCCCCGGTAACGTAGTGGCGCCCGTCGTTGAGTGAGAGCACCGCGGCGCCCCCGGCGCCCTGTAGTAGGGACTGTACCCATAGCATCCCGTTTTGCGTGGCATAGAGATATGCCTTACCGCCGGTTTGCTTTGTGTTAAGGGTTATCCCCTCGAATTGCCCGAATGTGACCGGGGCGTTGGTAATCGTCATCTGCGAGGCCAGGTTGGCGCCCGCGGGCGCAACCACCGTCCCTAGCTGAATTCCGGGGCGGCCCGTCGCGTCGGCCGGCGTGATCACGTTGATAGTCCACGTTGCCCCGTCCGGGTCCACGTCGCACCAGAGGTAATAGGTTGCCGAGCCCGTGGCCGGCCCCGCCGGGACGTCGACCGTGAGCGTGGCGCCCGAGCCCACCACCGCTAGCGTCCCGTCGCCGCAGTTCGCCACGCCGAGCCATCCGGGCGCGATGCTGACCTGTAGCCCGGCGCCCGCGGTGATCTGCGCGCCCACCACAAGGCCCTGATTCCGGTTTGCCAGGGCGGTAATCACGCGGCGGTCGTCCACCGCGTCATACGTGCCCGCTTGCCCCCATGCCAGGAGCCCGGTCGGTGTAGTCATTTTCGGCGATTTCCTTTCTTACGGGATCACGGTCTTAGGGGCGGCCCGGAATGCGGCGCGGCCTGCGGCGTCGATGCGCTCGAGGTGTTGCGTGAGGGTTTCCCGTGCCCGCGGCGCCGGGAGGGTAAGCGCGATAATCCACGCCGCGGTCGCCGCGGCGGCGTCGATATCACGTTGTATCAATTGCCCGGTTACGGTGAGGCCGCCCGGCAATAGCGGGGTTGTCACGTGTATGGTCACGTCGTCGCCGACGCCGTAACTGCGGATATCGGGGAAATCCTCGGACGGTTTCGCGGTGATCTTGAGCGCGGGCGCCGCTTGCAGCGTGGCGCCGGTATCCGCCTTTTCTTGGAGTGTGGAGATTATCGAAACGCCCGGCGCGTCGTCGGTCATGTCGAGTTGCGGCAAATCGGCCTGCGGCCGGTCCACGATCACCACGGGCTTAGGCGGCGTGCTGCCGTCCGCCGGGGGCGCGGCGTTGGGGTCGGCCTCGCCGACCGCGTAGGTGCGCGTCCGTAGCTGATCGGCGTCCCATGCCGCCGCGTAGTCGAGCGCGTTACCCGGCATGGTCACGCCGAGGCCCGAGGCCGCCGAGCCCGCCCGCGGGTACGCAATCATCAGCGTGCATTCCGGGCCGCCCGGCCCCATCGCGTATTGTGCCCGGAATTGCGGCCCGCTGATGACCTGCGATAGCTGCGTGAGCAGTTCGGCCCGCGTGTTGCCGAGGTAGTCATACGTGCGGTCCCGCGGGAAACCGGGTCCGGGGCTTGTGATTACTTTCACGCCGACGTCGCCGAGCGGCGCCGCGATATCCGCGGCTATGGCGCATTGCTCTACTTGCGTGTAGATCTTATTCGGATTCACGTCGAACATGCGCTTAATGAGGTATCCGGGCAATTCCGTCAACGTGAGCGTAACCGTGCTTAGCCCCGTCTCCTGTATGCCGGTCGGCACGCCGCACCAAATCGGCGTCCCCTCATAAAACGCCCAGAGCCGCCACGACCAGAGCCGCAGGATACGCGCCGGGTCAATGCCGCACGGCACGTTTACCGTCGCGCTCCCGTTACCGAAATCGGACAGTTTAGAGGTACAGGTGAAACCCGTTACCTTAACCGGGCCGAGCGGGACCGCCCCGGCGATCATGTCGGCCCACCACGTCCACCGCCCCGGAACCGGGATAAGCGGTCGCGGGAGCAGCGTAAACGGGGCCGCGGCTACGTCCACGCCGACCGCCACGCGAGCGTAACCGAGCCCGAGCCCTGCGAGTAAAGCGACCAACGCGCCGAGGCCAGGGCGGGAATGAGCATAGGCCGGGAGCCCGGCAGGATGTAGGACGCCCGCGATACGCCCCCCGCGGCGTACGCCGTCAGGTCGTCGGTGGCGACCACGATCTCAATTCCGGCGTCAAGCGTGGCGAGGTTGATCGTGTTGCCGGCGTCGTCGCGCAACTCGGGCGTGACCAGGTCGCCGGCGAACAGAGCCCAGACCGGGGCGGGTGAATTGCCGGTATTACCGAGAATCGCCGATGATGGCGTGTCCGGGCTCGAGTAAGACCACGAATACACCCGCTGATACGGGCGCCCCGATGCGCCGGGGCCGCCCGGCCGCAGGATCACCGTTTGCCAGAGATCCTCATAAATCAACGGGTCCGCGGCGGTAACCACCGCCTGATACCGGAAAGCGGTATTCCCGAGCCAGGTAACCGCCAGGGCGTCCGTCCCGGCTCGGGTGCTCGCCGTGAGCGCCCGCCCGTCGCCGAGCCCATCGGTAACCGTGAACGGGGCAGGCTGCCGCTTAGCCGCCCGCATCGCTAGCTGATCACGAAAACCGGCGAGCAGACCGCGCGGGCCGAGGCCGACGCCGGTAACCGTGATCGTGCGGGCGCCGAGCGTCTTAGGGCCCCACGCCGAGCCATCGGCCACCGCACGGGGCGCGTCGTGCCCATCGGCGGGCGGCCCGCCGACCCACCCGTCAACGTTCTCCACGATCGCGCAGAGCGCCGCGGGATCGGCCCCGCCGGTATTCAGCGCCAGGCCGTCCCACACAACCCCGATAAGCGCCCGCCCCGCCGGCGGGGCCGGCGGCGGCGAGTAGATCCAGTCGAACGCCCGGTCGTAACCGCGGGTGCCCGCCGCGGACTCAAACGGTGCAACGGTCATGATGCGCCCCCGGCCGCCGCCCACTGGAGATTACGGGAGACCGCGGCGGCAATCTCGGTCTCGCTCTGCATTGCCCGCGGGTAAACGTTGATGATCGCCGAGCCGCTCGAGCGCGCCCGCCGCAACTCGCCGAGCATCCGCGATTCGCCGGCCGTCACGCCGCCCGGCAACAGCGGCGAAACCACCTCGGGCCCTTTCTCGCCGAGGTAATACGGGTCACCCGACCGCAGGCCGAGCCCGGCGACGGGCTCACTGATCACGCCGCCGGCCGCATACCCGTGCCCGTGCCCGAGCACCGCGTATATCCGCTTCCCGTACGTCTGTATCGCGTAATTCATGCCCGCGTAAATGTTGGCGAGCGGATCGAAAATGCCGCGCCCCCTAAGCGGCCCGGCGAACGCGGCGAACGTCGACGGGATTGTCTGCATGAGGCCCATCGACGGGTGACCGGCTTTCGCGTTGGAGTCCCACGTATTGACAATATTCGGGTCGCCGCCGCTCTCATTCTGCATCTGAGACATGGCGAGGCCGAGCATTTCGGGATGCCCGAGCATGGTAAGCGCCTGCATTGCGACGCCCTCCCACCGCTTTACGCCGCTCCCGACATTCGGCCCCTTCCCGCCGCCGCCGAATAGGCCGCTGAATACGCCGCCGATCTTGCCCGCGATGCCGCCGAGCGCGGACAGTGCTTGCGCGGGCAGTTTTTCCATTGCGATGACGCCCTTACCGACAAGCGCGCCGAGCGCCTCGGGCAGCCCGCCGAAAATCGTCTTTGCGATCTTGCCCCAGTTACCGGGATTGAGTCCCTTAAACAGACCGGCGATAAGATCACCGCCGAGCCCCGCCATAACCTTAGACGGAGACCCGATCTTGAAATGATCCTTAACCGCCTTGATAATCGGCTGCACCAGGTGATCGTTAACCCATTTGCCGATATCTTTAAGCGCGTTGACGAATCCGTCTTTGAGCCCGCCGATTATGTCTCCGGCGGCCTTTCCGGCCCCGTCTTTCAGTTTCTTCCACGTATCGCCGATAAATCCGGCGATCTTTCCCCAGATATCTTTGACCGTGGAAAAGGCGGAATTCCACCCTGCCGACATCGTGGATTTTATCCACCCGAGCGCCGCGCCGACCGCGCCCTTTATCAGGTTAAGCGGCCCGGATATCGCGCCGTAAATCTGGTTCCATATTGAGCGCGCTATCCCGAGCAGGAAATTAAAGACCTGCGCTATGATTCCCTTTATCCAGTTGAGCGCGTTTAGTATTCCGCCTTTCAGCGTATTAAATACGCCGATGATTACGCCGGAAATCGCATTCCACGCCGTGGCAGACGTGGAACGTATCCACCCCCACGCCTGGCTGATCACGGACTTTATCCACGCGAGCGCCACGCCTATCGCGGCCTTTACCCAATTCACGGGCACCATGATGGCGGCGACTATTGCATTCCATACCGCGGTCGTAATTCCGGCTAGCCAGGACCACGCGGCGAGCACGATTCCCTTTATCCAGTTCAGGGCGCCCATTACGTACCCGCCGATTAGTCCCCAGGCCCATTTAACGATCGCGGAGACCACGGTCCACCACAGCGTGAATATCGCCTTAACAATGATAAAGTAAATCGTTATCGCGGTGACGATTACCTGCCACGCGATTTGGATTACCGAGACGATTACCTGCCACACCATCCGCGTCGCGTTTAGTACCCAATTCCACGCGGCGACCATTGCGCCCGCGAATGCCTGCACCGCAATCCCTATCGCGGTGAGCACGACCTGAATTACGGTCAGCTGATTAAATACGCCCGCCATCCTGACAACCCACGTCACCAATTGAATGATGACGGTCACGATCGGGACAAGAATCCCGATAATCCAACCGAGGATAGGCAGCACGATCTGTAGCGCTACGCCGAGTACCTTAAAGGCTATGCCTAGCTCTTTGAATAGCACGCCGAATACCGCGGCTAGCAATTGGCCGAGCGGCGCCAGGAGCGGCATTAGCTTCTGAATAATCGGCGCCAGGTTATCGCCGACGATCTTTCCGAAATTAAGCAGGATCGGCCAAAGCTGCTTAACGCCGTCCATGAGCGCCTTTATCGCGGGCACTAGCGCGCTCATAAAGGCTTTTGCGAATCCGCCGACCGCCGCCCGGAATTTCGGTGAGGCAATCGTGACCAGGGCGATTAGCGCGGCGATAGCGATCACGACAATGGCGACGGGCGCCGACAGTCCCGTGAATGCCACGCCGAGCGCCTTAACCGGGCCGATTATGGTACTGATCAACGAGCCGATCACGGGTAGCTGCGTAAGCAGGCTACCGCCCGCTATCGCGGCGACGCCGCCGAACGCGGCGAGCCCGGCCGCCCCGAACTTCTCTACCGCCTTGGTCGCCGCAGGCAACCGCTTAGGGTCGGCGACCGCGCCCACTTGCTTAATGAGCCATTCAACGCCCTTGTTGACCTCGGCGATAGCGGGAGCAAGGGATTTCATGAAAGCATTCACTAGCGGCTCAACCGCGGGCTTTAGCTTCCATAGCGTGCTAGAAAGGTCGTTGGCCCACGTGATAGCCAGGCCGCCGCCTTTCTTGGAAATGAACGGCTCAACTAGCGCCGAGCCGATATCCCGCATGGCGCCCTTGATGCTGTCTTTCGCGCCCGTCCACGTCGATTTGAGCCCGGCCGCCGCCCCCTTGTATTTCGCTTCCATCTGAGTTGTCAGGATGGATAGCGCCTTATTGGCGTCCAGTGAGCCCGCTGTAATCTGCCCGCGGATATCCTCGGCCGATTTCCCCATGCCCTTACCGATTAGCTCGGCGGCGTTAATGCCCCGCTTGCCTAGCTCATTGAGCGTTACGGCGGTGATCTTGCCCGAGGATTTCACCTTAGCCAGTACGGTAACGATTCCCTGTATGTCATCGGCCGAGCCGCCGGTCGCCGCTACGGCGTCCTGTACCGCGGTCAGCGTCGGGATAACATCTTTCGCCGAGTAGCCAAAGGCGAGCATCTGCTGTGATGCCTGTATGAATGCCTGGCGCGGGAACGGGCTAGTCTTGCCGAATTTCTCGATATTCGACATCATCTGCTCGGCGGCTTTCTGGCTGCCGAGCACGGTCTTAAAGGCTTGGAGGGATTTTGAGTAAAGGACGTTATAGGCAACGCCCGCCTTGACGGCCGAGGCCACGAACGCGGTCGCGCCGCCGCCGGCGACCGCGGCGATAGCGCCAATGGACTTAACGCCCGCTTTGCCGACGCTTGCGAAACCCTTAGTGAGTTGCCCGGTTATGTTGCGCGATGCTTTCTCACCCGCGGCGCGGCTAGCCCCGGCGACCTGGCTTGTGAGCGCCCGCGTGTCGGCGACGACCGAGACGGACAGTCCGCCATACGAGTAGTTAGCCATTGCGCACCCTCACCCCCCCGTTGCCCGCCATCTCCGCTATTGCCTCGGCCCAAGAGCCCGTCTTCACCGCGTCGCCGCTCGAGCCGCTCGAGCCGCTCGAGGTGGCCGGCAGAGCCCGCCGGCGGGCCGCCGGCGCCTGGCGCCTGGCGCGCCGCTCGGGAGGCCGCTTAACCGGCTTGGGCTTCCCGCTCTTGCCCCCGTGCGCCCGGATCGTGATCCACGTCAGGTAGGCGACGTGATCGATCAGCCCGGCGAGTAGGTCCGCCTCGGCCGACCAGGCTTCCCCGCCCCGCCGGGCCGCGGGCGGGAGGTGCTCGAGCAGCACCGCCACGCGCCGCAGGCTCACGGCGGGGTCGAGCACGTCAACCCCGTAGGCCGCCAGTAGCGCGGCCTCTACCGCGGGGTCGTAGCGCGCTTTTGCGGCGGCGGCGAGTTTGGGAGGCCGCCGAGCCCGGCGTCGTTTGTCGCCGCTTCCATCAGCAGTTCTAGTTCGCCGAGCACCAATCCGGCCTCGGTCAGTTTCTCGTATACCTGGTCTTTGGCGCCGATCGCGCCGAGGAAACGCCCGACTTCGCCGTCTTGGGTAAGCGCTTCCATTGCGTCGACCGGCCACAGCTTTTGATTCGGCAACTCGTAATGAGCGCCCTTGTACGTGAACCGGAACGGGCGGCCGAGCGCCTCGGCGAGCGCGGCGTTAGCCGCCGCGTCAAGATCGAAAATCCCCGCCTCGGCCGTCTTGGGCGCGGTCACTCGACTGTCCACGCGAATTGCGTGTTACCGCTCGCCATCGTGGAATCGGTGGCGGTCACGCTCACGTTGGCGGTTTCCGCGGTGTCCGGAATCCCCGTGATGACGCCCGTGCCCGCGGCAATCGCCAGGCCGCTAGGCAGCCCGGTAGCCGCGTACGTGAGCGCCGGGCCGCCCGAGGCCACGATTTGCAGGGGCGCGATATCCACGCCGACCGGGCTTGTCTGCGCGCCCGGATTGGTAACCGTGATCACGTTGACGGGCGGGGCGCCCGAGCCGGACGGGCCGAGCAGGATGTCGGCGAGCACGCCCGCGTCGTCGAGCGCGGTAAGCGTGACGTCGAGCGGGACCACCGAGCCCCGCTGAAGCTGCATGTCGCCGGCGTCCGACAGTGATGCGCGGTGGTAAATCACGCGCATGGCCCGGTCGCCGTCCGAGGTATCGAGCCCGAGCGCGTAAAGCTGCTGAGGCGTGTCGGTGCGGACCTGCATCTTGACCAGGCCGTCCACGCCGGGCACCGCGGGCGGCGAGTCGAAATAGACGCCTAGCGTCTGCTCATTGAGCTGCCACATGATGAATTGCAGCGTGAGCGACCGGCCGGTGATGACCGAGCGGATCGGCGACAGTGATTGCCACGGCTTGATGTCCTCGTGGTCCGTGCTCGAGCCCACGGTCGGCCCGTCGTCGGACAGGTAGCCGAGGATTGCCCAGGGCTCGGGCCACGGGGAAGCGCAGTCCGCGGGGCCGGGCGTGCCCTCGGGCGCGATGTAGAGTCCGGGGCCGTTAGCGGCGCCGACCTGCACCTCGGCCGGGTCTAGTTCGTAAACAGGGGTCGTCATCTCGGGTTTTCCTTTCTAAACCGGGCTCGGGTGAGCCGGGGCCGGGATTGCCGCCGGGTCCGCGGGCGCGGCCCTGTTGGGGGGCGCCGCGGTGGCGTTTCGGGGATGCGCGCGGATCTCGTAGCGGGCGCAATAGCGCGGGCCGCCATCGGGGTCGGCGAGCCAGAACGGGCCGTCTGTCGCGTGCACGTAGCAGACGACGCCATCGGGCCACGGCACGCCGGGCAGCCCGATGATGATTTGCCGGCATTGCTCGGCTAGGTCGCGGGCGGCTTTCTTGCGCCCCGCCCGTGCGTCAACTTGGATCGAGTAGGCATAGACCCAACCTGGCGCGTCCTGTTGCGTTGCGGCAAAGCAAAAGGCGGTGACGCCGGGCATTCCGGCGATTTGCTCGTAAACGAAACCCTCGAGGTCGGGTTGCACGATGACCGGCGGCGTGATCATTTCCGCCGCCGATGCTGATACTTCGCGCGGACGCCGACCAGTGACTTGCCCATAGCGGGCACGGCTCGGGTATCGTTCGTACCGAATTCAACGAATTTCGCATAGTAAACGTCGTTGTAAACGTGATAGAGCCCGTCGCGGATCTTGCGTATCTTCCACCCGCTTAGCAGCGTGCCGGTATCGACGGGCGTGCGGTTGCAAACGTCCTGCCACAATTCAGCCGCTACGTTGGCAATGTCTTTATCGCTCGCTTTGCGCGGGGCCAATGGGTCGGTAATGACGAATACCGCGCCCTTTTGCTTTTTCGCCGTTGACAGCGACGCCAGGCTAGGCAACGGGGCCACCGCCCCCCGTGTCCGGCGAGCGGGTAACCGCGGCCCGCCAACACGCCAGGCCGGCGCCCGGTAGCGGGTCGGCCAGGAAATGCACGTCGGACAGCACGTAGCGCGCCCCGCGCACCTCGGCGACCGTCCCGTTAACCGGGACCGGGTCGACGCCCGCGGGCAGGAAAAGCACGCCCGCGGGCATCACGCCGGGCTTATACGGGCCGTGCCCGCCGCCCGCGTCGGCCCGCGGCTCGGTCTGCCCGAAACTGAGTTGCAAGTTGCCCGAGCCGCTCCACCCGGCGACGACGGGCGCCTCGGCCCACCCGTGCGCGTCGGCCTCACCGCTCGGCGGGTACAGGGTCACGGCGTCGGGCGCCAGGAGCAGCCCGGTCACGGCAACCCGATCGGGTACGTAGGCCACCAGGCGGTAAGCGGCGCCGGGAGCGCGTGCGGGTGATGGGGCGCCCGCAACGGGACGGTCGCCAGGCTCGAGAGGAAAGAGCGGTGCCACGCGGCGCGGGCCATGGCCGTGCCGTAGTCGCCGAGCGCGGCGGGCGGGCTGTAGCTGACGCTCTGCCCGCCCGTCGATATCTGCGCGACCGATGGGCCGGGCGGGAGCGTGGCGGCGTACGCCTCCCATTGCAGCGCCGCGCAGAGGTGCGGGTTTACCGCCCACGTCGCGTCGGCGATTTCCTGCGCGGTTTCGGCGTCGAGCCCGCCGGCGACCGGCGGGTCAAGCGGTGGCGCCCACGCTTCCCAACCCATCATGCGGGGCGCCTACGGGCGGTGCCCGCTCGAGCTGCTCGGGCTCGAGCCGCTCGAGCCGCTCGAGCCGCTCGGGCTCTTGGGCGCCTGGCGGGCGCCGCCGGGCGCCGGGGCGCCGACCACGTCGGCGAGCGCGAACGGCTTTGAGCCCGCGGGCATCCGCACGGTTACCGGGGTCACGATCACGCACGCGAACCGGGCCCAGACCTTGAGCGGGGTTGTGTTGTCCTGCCACCCGCTGATGATGACCGCGCCCTGGTCGTCGGCGATCACGCCGGCCGGATTCATGTCGTACCGGATATCGGACCGCACGCCGATGACCAGGTTTGACCACGCGCCGGTAAAGAAGTCGGACGTGAGATCCGAAAATGACGTGTACTGAACCGGGACGCCGTAAATGGTGTTCATCTGAACGCCGTCGACCTGCGCGGAATCCATGAGCAGCGCGTTGTTTGCATCGCGCACGCCGCGCAGTGCGCCCTTGACGGTGAGGTCGGCCGCGTGGCCCGAGACGTTGAGTCCCTGCGCCTCAACCGCGCTCATCGCCTGGTTCACGGTGTCCACCGCGTCAAGCCCGTTCGGGATTGCCTGCGAGTAAAGCGGGTTGGTGATGCCGCCCGCCGGCCAGGTCGCCGGGGCGCCGACGCCAAAGAAAATGGCGTCGTCAATGGCGACCGCGATTGCCTCGGCGAGCCGCGGCCGGACCCACGCCCAGAGATTGATACTCGAGTCCTCGAGCATCGCGTCGGGGATGGCGGTAACCGCGGCGATTTCCTCGGCCGTCAGAATGAGCGGCTGAAGATCGAGGTTGGTATACGGCTTGCGCCCGCCGGTCGACACGAACGCGGCCTTGGGCAGCGTCTTGGGGACCGGCATCTGCGCGATTTTCGTACCCATCGGCACGCGGGTACCGAGGCGCAGAGCGGCGCTCTGCTGTATCGCCTCTTGGATGATCTGCGTGGAGTATTCAATCGGGATTACGCCCGAGAAATCATTGGCTGCCATGATCAGATGCGCTTTCAGCGTCGGCGACAGGATTTAGCCGCTTTCCGCGCCTACCTCGAGCGGCCCGCGGGCCGCCGGGTATCTGCATCACGCATCATTTGGCGCCAGGCTCGGCTACCTGTCTGCCGGCGCATCACGCCGCCCGGCATCACGCGCCAGTATGCCACGGCGTGTAATCATGTGACTACGGCGGCGCGCCTTCATGGTTTCCCCCGGCCGGGCCGCCGGGGCGCACGCCACCCGAGGCCGAGGCGGGCGCCGGGCCGCGGGCCGCCCCGTGCGAGCGGCCCGCGGCCCAACTAGTTACCGCGCCACCCGGCGGATATCTGCCGGATGAAATCACCCTCACCCGCGGCGGGCCGCCGCACGCCCGGCGGGATGATGCCGCCCGCGGGGGGCGCCACCGCGGCGGCGAGCTTATCGACCAGGTCGCCGATTTTCTTCCGGTCGGGCTCGCCGTCGTCGCCGACAAACCGGCCGAGGTCCAGAGCCGCCAGGGCGGCGGCGGGGTCGGCGAGCTTGCCCGCGGCGGCGGCCCGGAACTCGGCGGCGGCGAGCTTGACGCCGGCCGCTTTGGTGGCCTCGGCGTGCCCCTCGAGCCGGGCGGTCGCGACGGCTTTCTCGGCCTCGGTCATGCTCGCGGTTTGCAGGTCGGTCAGTTTCTTCTCTGCCTGGCGCCGGGCGGTGCGCTCGGCGTCAAGCGCGGTCTGTACCCGTGCCAGGTCGTCGGCGGTTACCGGGGCGGGCGGGGCCGCCCCCGGCGCCGGGCCGTTGGCCGGCGGGGCGGCGGGCTCTGGCGCCGGG